GTGGGCGTAAATCAATCCGTGTGCCTGTACGTCTCGATCAGAGGTGATGAACTGGACGTTGCTTCCGGATGTTTCGACTATACCTCGTTGGAAATCGCCGACAAGGAGACGGTTCTCCGCCTGCAACGGGCTCTTTACAGGGAAGGGCTGGTCTGGAACCGGTGGCGCAACAGACTCAGACCGCGCGAAACACCCAAAGAGAATGTCCAGTACCAAATCAGCGTATTGGGTCAGAAAATCGGTTACGGTGTGTTTCGGGAAATCGATGCCAAGGGACGGATTGTCATGTACTGTATGAAACTGGAAGACGGTCCGGTGCGTTATTCGCTGCGGGAGGTTGTCGGCCCGGCAGAAGATTACCAGTTGGAGCCTATCAACGTGGGACAGCGTGAGGAACTGGCGAAAGAGCTGGAAAAGGCCGGTGTCCTTTGGAACGGGTTTTACAAGCGGATCGAGCCGGTCAATTATCTGGCTCCGGCAGGAAAAGGCTACTACTACCTGGACGAGTTCTGGGAGGTATGCAGGACTATCGAGCAAGGCAAGACCAAAGGTGCGAAGTATTTCAATAACGGGAACTATTCCCGGTATCGGGAACCGATGGAGGAACTCCGGAGGTATCTTTTGAACGAACTGGGTGTCGGTCCTGTTTCCCGTTCTGAAGAGAGCGTGTATTATTACCTGAAAGAGTTCTGGAAGGTTTGTAGGACAACGGATAAGGGACGACGGAGAGATATAAAGCGGGCCAGATCCGGTAATTATTCCACGGATGAAGCGAGTATAAGAGAACTTGCCTTACAGTTACAGGAGAAACGGAAGGAACAACTGTCCCGTTATCCGTTAAAGGGATAAATTGAATTATATAACAATGATTGATAAAATTCTTGACTTCATAAAATCTTTGTTTTCAATCTATTGGAAAACAAGACCATTTAGGGCTTTCATAACACTGGACACATTAGTTTTGGTTGGGTTCAGTGCTCTCAAAATAACATATAATGTTACTTCCGGAAAACATTCATGGGGGATTGAGGTGACGCAAGGTGAATATAACTGGATTATAGTCATAATTTTAGCTATCATAAATATTCCTTTTGCTATTTGGTTGATAAATGATTTACTAAAAGCAAAGTTAGAATTATTACAAAAAGTTCAATATAAGGTAGAAGTCGGATATTTTTTCGAGGGAAATGTAGAGATGTTATCTCCTACATTTGAAGAAAAAAGAATTTCATACAAATTAAAGGAGCAACCAAAATCATTGGCAAACAACCCTTTATTAGGGATGTCGCCATTTCAAATTGCTATTGCAGATTTCCAAAATATTAACCGCAATGTAGTTCAAGCCACTTCTGTTCAAATAGTTCGAGGCGAGATAAATAAAAGTTTCTATCCTATTCAGTTTTATTTGGAAAATATCGGAATACCTTCGTTAAAATGTTTTGAAATAACATTTTACTTCGGAAATGACGTAACTGAAATCCGAAGCAATAATAAGAAGATGAATAGTGTGTTTGGAGTTGAAATTCCCCATCCATCATCAACCTACATCGATGAGGAAGAAAAAAACGTACTTTTGAAAGGCAGAGACTTGCTGGTAGGTAGTAATAATATTGCGACTAAACCAATATTTGTAAAACCTGTTTATCCAACGGAGAAAATAACGGTACATTGGAAACTATTGGCGGATGAGTTTAATCAAACTGGAAGTTTTGACGTACCAGTATCTTACGATATTAGAGAAAAACATGAGAATCGCTATGTAGATACTCCAGACGAATTGCAAAATGACATAGAAACCATTTGTGATTATATTGAATCAATTACTTGAAATTCAAGAGATAGATTTAAGTTGCCGAGAAATAACTCTTTTGGATTTCTGTATCGGTATTCTCTATCTTCTTCTAAAGAAGAAGCAAGGTGGAGGGTATAAATAAAGCACTTCCGCTACGCTCCAGTGTTTATTTATACCCTTTAATGCTCACCCCTAAAGGGGTTCGCTATGTTTTTCTTTTAGTAGATAAAAACAGAAAAGTAAGATAGTAGTATAGTATATATAATATATATTACTGCATCTTACTTTTCTGTTTTATAGAGTTTGGGATAGTAGCCGGTCAGCCTCCATCGGGACTTTTTCTATGCCCGTAGGTCAGCTCGAACTTCTCCCTGAGAGCCTTTACCTCCTCCTTGGGCAGATAACGGCGTACCTCGCCGCAAAGCTCGTCATACTCCTCCAGACGAAGCGTATCGAGGTCTGCCATTTCAATCTCCACGTCCGGATGCAGCCTACGGAAATAGAATCCCGCCGCCTGCGCATATTCTCCTTTGCAGGCCCGGCTGACCGTCTTGACGGATGTTCCGGTGATTTCGGCGCACGTCTGCATCGACTTGAAGACGGCGACCAGTATGCGCGTGTGGCCGAACAGCAGCACCTGTTTCGGATGCCGGAATGAACTGTTGCTTTTTCCTTTGTGTTTCATGCGGTTTTCATTTTGTCATGCGTTGCAGGATTCGGGTAATGAGCGGAATGTTTTCCACGTTGATCCACTCTTTTGCCACGTTCCAGGTCAGCGATTTTCCGAAACAGATGTTTTCTTCCGTGAGAACATGATATGACAAGCGTCCTTCCGTCGGTTTGAGCTTCAAGTCATGCAGCTCGCACAGCCCGTTTTTCCAGAACACGCAACCGTGTTCCGTCTGGAGCGCCTGCACCATCAGTATCGGGAACGGTATGGCACCGACCAGCATACCGACAGCCCAGAATGTAATCCGCAGTCTTCCCTTATATCCGGCCTCTATCAGTCGCCAAATATCTTCCGGTGTACCCAGACAAGGGGTCAGGCATTGTTTCCGGCAACGAGGACAGTCGCAGCTCACGGGATAGCGTCCCGTGGCTCTTGAAATCTTCTCGATCAGTTTTTCAGTCATTCCGTTTCTTCCGTTTGCATACCGGTATTCCGGTTATTCCACAATTCGATTATTTTCTCTTTACCGATCAACGTCCACCGCTTGCGAGTACCAAATGCCCATCGTTTTTGGGTTTTGGGATTCGTCCAGTAATACGGCACATCGATTTGCCACTCCCCGTATTCCGGCAGGACGGTCCATTGCTTTTTCACGAATCGACAAATGCCGCTCTCTTCCAAAAACTTACTCATGCGGCTGGCTGAGATGCCGATTTCCCGGGCGAGTTGTGTGGGTGTGAAATAATCCACGCCTTCCGTCAGATGGCTGTACGGGTTCTCCACCCGGCGGCGTCCTGACGGAAGTTCAGGTCGTTTAGGCGGTTCCTTGTTCCAGAGTTCGAGAATCTGGTCACGGCCGATCTTGCTCCACCGTTTCCGTGTCCCGGCCGCATGGCACTTGCCGGTGCGCAGGTTGTTCCAGTAATACGGCATATCGATCTGCCAGCTTCGGTATGGCAGGAATGCTACCCACTGGTTTTTCGAGAACTTGCAGATGCCTTTCTCGGCAAGGAACTGGTGTAACTGCCGGGGTGTCGTGCCAAGTTCCTGCGCGAGCCATGTCGTCGAATAGAAGTCTCGCCCCTCGATCAGGTTGTCGTAAAACTCCACCTTGTAGGAATCGGCGTCGATACGTTCCTGTTGCAGGTGTATCTCCCGCCGCTGGGCGACGATCAACTGTTGTGCTTCATCAAGACTCTGCGGCACGGGTAGATTTTCAGTGGTGCTCATGCCGCTTTCGGGCCGGGGTTCCAACGTGGCATAACCCCGTGTCATCAGTTCGTTGATTTTCGTGTTGCACCATTGCGAGAACTCCGGCGACAACTGCCGGGCGAACTCCATCGCCAGTTCTTCATCAATCCATGTCGCCCCGTTGTTACGTCCGCGTGTAGTGAAAATCTGGCTGTCGAGGCTTTCCGAGATGCCCTTCTCGACCAGATGCTGGCGGTAGCGGACAAAATCCGCCTTGCGCAGAATCTCTGCCGGCAACACGCCGAAGCTGCGTGCCATCTGCGTGGCGTTGATCATCATCTTGTTGTTGGCGGCACGGAAAGAGATCGGATGATCCTGGTAGCTGAACACCACATCTTCCTGCCGTACAGGTTGTATCGTTTTGGCCGACTGTATGGCGGCATCCTCCAGCAGTTCGTTCAACCATGTCTCGACAATGGCACATTTCTTTGCCGCGATGGAATTTTCGCGCCGCATGGGGCGGATCAGTTTGTAGACGTCATAAGGGCTGATGGCCCACATTTCACGTCCTTTCTTGCGGAACGGAATCTGGATACTGGAAGGTAATTGGTGAATGGCCGCCTTGTCGGTCAGCAGTTCTTCCCGTCCCAAAACTTTACAGAGGTCATGGAGGTTCACCCATGCCAAGGTCTTGTCATCGTTGAAAAGCACTCTTATCGGGTACTCTTCGCATAGTGTCGTATTACTTTTCATCTTGTATTACTTTTCTTTTTCTTCTAAATCACGTTGTTTACAGAATTTCCGGAACTCCTTGCGCCGTTCATCATACGCCTGCCGTTTGTGTGCGATCTCACGCACCGTGAAATAGCGGCGTTCCACTCCGCACAAACGGTCATACTCCTGTAATGTCAAGTTATCGAGATCCGATAACTCGATCTGTACATCAGGATGCGCATGACGAAAATAGAACCCGCCAGTGGCAACATACCTACCTGTACAGGAGAATGATATGCTTTGCAGATTGATGCCGGAGAAATCCGCGGCACTATGTAATGAGCGCACCACAGCAATGAGTACATACGCTCCGTTGAAGACTAATAGCTGCTTCGACGGTAAAAATGGACCTTTCGTTTTCATAACTCGCTGTTGTTTCGGTTGGCAATCAATTCTTCCGGCGTAAATCGGACCTGAGCTTGCATCAGGACGTATGAATCGGAACATACTATGCCGTTTAACAGCATCTGCGTCATGCTCTCCAGCAGGTACGCGCCGAATACCGGGTCAGTACAGCAGAGGAACGGCAGTGCGAAGGACTCTTCTGCCAGAGAGTGTTTCGTTGCGGCATCGACGGCAAAACATTCGTCCGGCGGTATGCCATACATTTTCGCTAAATGTTCTATCCACAAGGCGAAACCTGCGGTGAATTCAGCAATCTTTTCTTCCGGATCCAAATTCATGGATTGCAGGAAATGTGTCATGTCAAAATAAGTCCGGGTATCTATAGCGGTGAACAGCAAATCCGGAAATTCACCGAACCGTAGCTTGAACCCTTGATGATTGTCGATTGTTCCCATTTTCTCGATATATTAAATTTTGCAGGCAAATATATACTTTTTGGCTTGATTTTAACTATAAATTTGGCGACAAATTTTATCGTTAATAATTCATTTATAGATATTTACAAGCAGGTTTTAGATGCAAAAACGGACCAAAAATCTGTAAGTAATCGTACGCTTATTTTGTATGGTAAACCGAATATATTGGAGGCGATTTCTCCGTATGGTCTGAAGGGGTCGGATAACCCATTTTTTCGGGATCGAACTATTCTTTTTGAAACCCGAAAAAAATGCAGGAAGAAGGAACATTTAACCACGAGTTGCTCGAAAGCATATTCCACACGTCGAAAAAAACGATTCAGGAATACGTGCGGGAAATCGAACGGCACAACCGCTACCGTTCGGTGCGCTCGAACATGCTGCTGGGCACCATCCTCGACGACCGGGCACGTCTGATCGACCTGTACGATGCGTGCCTGCAACAGGACGCGCACATCCGTGCCGTCATCGAGACACTCGAAAGCCAGATACTTGGAGACCGTTATATGCTCGCCCGTCTGAACGACAAGGGCAAATACGTCAAGGATGTGAAAGAGAGCCAGAAGATACAGGGCTCGCAGTTCGACAAGATCATCCGGGGTGTCATCGAAGCCAAGCTCTACGGTTACACGTTACTGGAAATCATGCCTACTATCGACCCTGACACGGGGCGTCTGAAAGAGGTCAACAGCATCGAACGCCGCAATGTCCTGCCCGAACAGGGCATTGTCGTCAAACGGCAAGGGCTGTGGCTGCCGCACTGGGACATTCACTCGGCTACTTACCGGAAACGTTACGTGCTTGTCAAGACCGGAGATCTGGGACTTTTCTCGGCCACGACGCCGCTGATTCTCGCCAAAAAGTTCACGGTTGCCAACTACGTCAATTTCAGTCATACCTACGGCCAGCCCATCATCCACGGGAAGACCGTCAGCGAAAACAACATGGACCGCAAGCGTCTGGCGCAGGACATCTCCAATGCCGCCCAGAACAAAGTTATCGTGACAGGACTGGAGGACGAGGTGGACATCAAGACCTTCACCATGTCCAACAGCGAGAAGATATATACCGGACTGATCCAGTTCGCCAACAAGGAGGTCTCGAACCTTATCCTCGGCTCCGAATCGATGGCCGGAGGCATGCAGTCGTATGTCGGCTCCACCAAGGCGCATCAGGATATCTTCCGCGATCGCATCGAGGTGTACCGCCGCTACATCGAGAACGTGATGAACGAGCAGATCATCCCCCGGCTCGTGGCGATGGGCTATATCCCCGCCGGCCTGGAATTCAAGTATTCCAACCGCATCGACATGAACAATGAGGACCGTATCAAGCTCTATTCACTTATCACGGACAAGTATGAAGTGGCGGCAGACGAAATCGAGAAAGAGTTCGGTATCGTCGTGGGCAAGCAGCTCAACGTGATACCCGGCATGGGTGGCGGAGGCGGTATAGCGGTCGGCGGAAGCTCTTCCGACCGGGGCATCATGTCGGACGAGGAATACTACAAGCGTTACGGCCATCCCCGTGGCGTGAAACAAACCGACACCCATCCGTAGGCCATGAGAATCACCCTCGAACAATTCTGCGAGCAGTGGGCGCCGAAAGGTAACGGCCGGTATCTGCCCAGCAAGATGGAGTTCAACACCCATGACTTCGTGACAATGGCCGGCGAATACACCAAGAGCCGGTTCCGCAGCAGCTTTGCCGAAGGCGGCTTTTACGGCAGCGGCAAGCCGTGGCCGGAGCGCAAATCCCGCTGGGGCCGACGCTTTACCCATCCCGTGATGAACGACACCGGAACCTTGTCGCACTCCATCACCGGGGAAGCCGACCGTATGGACCATACCAACATCACCCAGCGCGGCTACGGTGAACGAAAGAGGATTTTCCGCCGGGGAGCCCGTTACGCTATCCGTACCAAGGCGAGCAATTTCAAGCAGCCGGGAAAACGCGGCGCTTCCAAGAGTTACGCCGCCGTTCATAACACAGACCCGGCATTAGGGCTCTATACGGTCAACCAATATAGCAGCCGCCGGCCCGAACACCGGCAGTTTATCGGCATCAACCCGAAACTGAACCATACCGTCAACCAACTGTTTATCCCCATCCTATTCAGGGGATTTCCCTTTCCGAACCCATGATCAAAGATAAGAAACCACATAACCCACCCGTAAACGGTTCCGCGTCTCAGGCGGAACAACCTCCGGTCGCCGTGCCCGAACAGGTATCGGAGAATCCGTTCGTGAACATGTATCAGGCTGTCCGCCGGGCAATCCTCACTCTGCGGGAGCATCCGGAAGACCCGCAAAGTCCGCCGTTTTTCAAGACTGTCATGATCGACACGGGACAGTTCTCCCGAATCGTGCGCAGCGAGAATCTGGAAATGGAAATCGCTTTTCCGGCCATCTTCATCCGCTTCGTGAACGTGCGTTACCTCGTGCAGCAGCAACGTATCGGCGAGGGGCGCGCCACCATGCGCATCCGCTTCATCCTCAATACGCTCAATCACACCGACCCGGAGCGGGAATGCGACCCGTTCATCGTTTTCCAGCGGTTGAACGTCGCCATTCAGGATGCCAAAAGCCATGAACCGGCACTCACGGAGCGGTGCAATCTCCTTTACTTCGATATGCCCCTAACGACCAACATGTTGCAGGCGTACTGGGTGGATTACGAGGTATGGTTCCGGGAATCCTCCGCATGGAAATACCGGAACTGGGTCGAACGCTACTTGGTCATGCCGCCCTTCACGCAACATGCCGATGCCCCGCAGCACGACACGGCGGGACACGGGCATCACGCCGAGCCGACCTACGAAAAGGTTACGGGGTTCGAGCCGTCGGTCGATGTGCCGGACCTGCCGGAGGAGGAAAAAGAGCCCGAAGCGGAAAAGCCTGCCGAGGATGTCCCGAACGGCTCCGGAGCCGGGTTATAAACCATTTCACGCGAGCGAAGCTATTCTTACCCAAAGGAAAAGATGAACACGGAAACTTTTGAACATATCGTCTGTCAGTCGGGTGCCGGGCGTCCGGCTTCCATCCGCTTCTTCGGCCGTATCACGGAAGAGAGTGCCGGGCGTTTCAGCGAGGCGTTCGACTTTTTGGAGAACATCGTGCGTCCTTCCCTTATCCGGGTACTCATCAACTCGGAGGGCGGCTCGGTATTGCACGGTATGACGGTCTATGCCGCCATCCAGAACGCCACGGTGCCTACCGAATGCGTCATCGAAGGCATGGCCGCCTCGATGGGCTCCGTCATCTGGGCTGCCGGGGACAAGTCGTTCATGCGCGATTACGGCATCCTGATGATTCACAACCCGTTCTTGCCTGACGACAACGACGGGGAGGAATCCGAGCTGGTCAAAGCCTTCACTGCACAGATCGAGACCATCTACCGCAAGCGGTTCGGGTTGAGCCGCGAGAAAGTCCGGGCCATCATGGACGGGGCCGCCGGACGGGACGGGACATTCTTCGATGCCGCGGCGGCCGTGAAAGCGGGTATCATTCCCGAAAGCCACGTGCTGAAAACCAACAAGCAGCTTCGGGACAAAGTCCGGGCAGACCTGTCGGGTATCACGGATGCGGCGGCTATACAGGCGGTGATGAGCCGCATTTCCACGCTCACGGATGGAAATCACCCGTCTGGCGAGAAAACCACTATTCTTAATACGAAACTTAATCACAGATCCATGAACGAAGAGAAAACATTATCCCCGGAATACAACGCGGTGGTCGCCTCACTCGGCATGCAGGAGAAGAACGAGGTGAGGGACGTGCTCTCCCGCATTTCGGAGCTGACCGGCGTGGAAGCCAGACTGACCGAGGCGAATAAAGCCCTGAGCGACGCCAAGACCGTGATTGCCGGCAAGGACGCCACCATCGGCAACCTCCAGAAAGACCTCGACAGCGCAACCGCCCGGTTGCAGGTCTATGAGCAGAAAGAGGCCGATGCCAAAGCGAGTGCCATCCAGAGCTTCTTGCAGAAAGCCGTGGACGAAGGCAAAATCGAGGCGGATGCGGTGCCCGGCTGGAAAGAGATGGCTGCCACGAACTTCCAACTGGTGCAGGACACCATCGGTTCGATTCCCGCACGCGAGAAAATCAGCGAGCAGATCGCCACCGACCCCGACAACGCCCAAGCAGCCGCCGATGCCCTGAAGAGTGCCGGTCAGAAGATGGCCGAGCAGGTCGAAGCCGTCGTGGGCAAGGACTTCGCCTTCAAGAAACTGCAATAGCCCCGTCCGGCGGGAGACGTACCATCCCGCCACCTTGATACACATAAACTGATTTGCCGGAAGTGGTTTACCGCTTTGAGTCGATGCTCCCTGTTCGCGGCCGAGATTCAAACCCAGAAAATCACTAACACAATGGCAGATACAGTAACTTTCTTACAGAACGGCTATGCCGGAGAGGTATTGGAGGACCTGCTCACCTACACGGCGCAGGGAAATGACACCTTCCGTGAGGGGCTGATCCACATCAAATCCGGCATCCAGCACAAGTACACCCTTCCCGCCATCCGGTTGGGAGACATCATTCAGGACAACGTCCCCACGCCCCAGAGTTCGCACGGGGCCAAAGGCGAGAACGGCGAAAACGAATACCAGTTCACGGAACGCCACCTCGAACCCGCCGAATTCATGGTTTACCTCGAATTCAACCCGCGCGATTTTGAGGCTTACTGGAAATTCGCACAGCCGACGGGCAACCTCGTCTTCCGCGAGCTCGATCCCAAGTTGCAGGCCACGATGCTGCGCCTTCTGATGGACAAGAAAAACGAGTTCATCGGCAATGCCATCTGGACTTCGGCCAAGGGAGGTACGGCTGCCGCAAACATCACGGCTCCCGCGGGTGCCGTACAGATCGGAGCCGGCAAGGAGAAATACTTCGACGGGGTCATCAAACGCATCATCGATAACGTGAACGCTACCGATGCCCAGACCGTCGCGGGCGGCCAGTGCATCGTCTCCGGCACAACCGAGCTCAAGGACGGTGCTGCGGTCGAGGCGGCTCTCTACTCGATGTGGAAGAAATGCCCCAAGCAGATCCGCAAGCGGTCGGGCCTGAGCATTGTCATGGGCTGGGAAGCGTGGGATGCCTACGACCAGTATATCACCGACAAGATGGTGAAATACTCCGAGAACAGCGAGGTGAACCGTTACCGCTTCAAGGGTAAGCGTATCATCCCGATCACGGGAGTTCCGGAGCACACCATCGTCATGGGCAACTTCACGTCGGGCATGGATTCCAACCTGTGGATGGGCGTAGATTACGCCAACGACGCCGAGGTACTGAAAGTGGACCGTCTGCAATCCAACTCGGAGCTCTTCTTTTTTCAGATGAGAATGAAGCTGGACGTGAACATCGTCAAACCTGCCGAGATCGTCGTCCATACGGCTTATACCAAAACGGCATAACCCTTTATCGAATCACCGAATCACCGAATAATAACCGTGCGGGGGATGGACACCATACTCCATCCCCCTTTTTCATACCGCAATATCTATGGCAAAGACTCAAACGACCATTCCCGAAACAGATGCCGCCCAACCGGATGCGACGGTAGCCGCACCACCGGTAATGACCGGAGAGAAAGATACGACAACCGAAAAATCCTCGAAAAAAGAACCCGCTCCGAAAGCGGCGGCCGAGATTCCTGCTGCGGCGTTGGCCATCCTCGGAAAGTTCCCCGACTACAAGGAACTCTACATCGATAGCGATGGCAGCATGTACGTGCCGCAGACCGCTCCGGCCATCCGGGGTAAGGCCATCCTCTACAAGAATCCCCATTACAAATCATAACACGCAGGCAATATGGCATTAGGCAATGTAATCATCAAGGATGTGGACGGCAATCTGCCGTATGCCGCATCCGCAAGCAACGAGAAAATCACGGGCCTGCTGTTCGACGTATCGGGGCAGCCCGACCTTTTTACCGCAGGTTACGGGAAAAGCAACGAGGCGAACGTGGCCTTGGGCGATGTCCTCTGCATCACCAGCCGTAAATCCTCCGTACAGGACTTCGGCATCAAGGAGCGTGTCGCGTGCGACCCCGACGAAGAGACGAACGAAAACTTTCTGTTCGGCATTCCGGCCTACCACATCCGCGAGTTCTTCCGCATGAGCGGCAACATCGACGGTCCGGGCAGGCTGTACGTCATGTTCGCGGACTGCTCCGAGAACTGGGACGCCCTCGACGTGATGCAGCGTGCCGCCGATGGGCTTATCTCGCAGGTGGGTATCTGGACCGAGCAGCCGCTGTGGAAACTCAACGGCGAGCAGGAGAAATACAACCTGAACCTCGTGAAAGGCATCAACGACAAGGCGGTGGCTCTGGCCGAGCTGAACCAGCCGCTGTCCGTGGTGCTGTGTGCCAACCCCGCCAACACGGGCGGCGACACGGAGGAGGCGAAGGTCATCGACCTGAACCGCATACCGTCGGCTATCTGCGAATCGTCCCGTACCAGCGTCATCTTCGGACAGGCCCGAAATGACCAGAACGCGATGATTCAGTACCGCAATCCGAACCATACGCCGGTCGGTTTTTTGGGTGCTGTCATGGGAGCCCTTGCCAAGGCAAGCGTTCACGAGTCCATCGCCTGGGTACGGCAGTTTAATCTCTTTACCGACGACTTCCAGCAAATCGAGCTCGGGTTCGGCGACCTCACGCTCGATGCCGAGGACGAGTTCGTATCGACCAACCTGTACGAGTCTCTTTCGCCGGTGCTGTTAGACGAATTGGATGATAAGGGATACATTTTCCCCATCAAGTATTCGGGTCGGGAGAACGGCATCTATATCTCCAAAGACCAGACTTGTTCCAACGGGGACTACCGAACCATCGCCCGCAACCGCACCATCAACAAGAGTCGCCGTGCCGTGCGTGAAGCCTTGCTCCCGTATCTGCACAGCCCTTTGATGGTCAATCCGGCAACGGGCTTTCTCGCACCCTCGAAGATCACGGCCTTCAAGACCCTGATCGGGGACATACTGGCCAAGATGCAGGCTGCGCAGGAGATCAGCGGCTATGCCGTTACCATCGACCCCAACCAGAACGTGCTGTTGGACGATACGCTCCGCATCAGCTATGTCATCGTGCCCGTCGGCGTGGCCGTGAAAATCTATGTCGAAGAGGGCTTATCACTAACCGCTAAATAGATGAAAACATGGCAATCATAAACAACGTCGCATACTCTTGGTCGATGATTACCTTGGCCAGCACGGCCTTGGGAATCGAAGAAGGCTCCACCGTACTCGAAGGCGTTTCGGGTATCAAATGGAGCAAGAAGCGTAAAATCGAGCCCAACTACGGTCTGGGTGGAAAACCTGTCAGCCGGGGTTTCGGAAACATCTCCTACACGGCGAGCATCACAATGGACTATGCCACACAGCAGACCTTGCGCTCGACCTACGGCAGTTTGATGGATGTGGGTGAATTCGACCTGATTATCTCGTTCGCCAACCCGATGGCCAGCGATGACTGGACGACCACCACCGTCACGCTGAAAGGTTGTATCTTCAGCGAGGATGGCATGGAGAGCCAGCAGGACGATACCAACATCGTACACGAGTTCGACCTCAATCCCTTTGATATTCAGATCGGAGACGGGGATACCATTTAG